AAATTGTTCCAACACCAAAAGGTGAAAAGAACGAATTGAAGAAGGTGAATGGAGAAGATGTAGATAAGGATTATGATTATACAAGAGGTAATTTATATTCACTCATAGAAAAAGGACAGGAAGCAATCAATGGCATCATGGAAGTTGCTGGTGAAACTGCTAGTCCAAGAGCATATGAAGTTGCAGGTCAACTTATCAAATCAGTTGCAGATACAACAGATAAACTATTAGATTTACAGAAGAAAGTTAAAGAAGTAAATGAGGATGAAGGGAAGACAAATAATAACGTCACAAACAACGCATTATTCGTAGGATCAACGTCAGAACTATCAAAATTAATAAAACAAGGATTTCTAAATAATAAAGAGAAATCCGACACTGCTAAATAATTGTGAAGAAATGTAAAGTTGGCTACTATTATTGTTACACTGACAAAAAGTGTAAGAAAATTCCTGTGGGATATCGCAGAGGACTAGGCGGCTATCTTCGTAAAGAAACCGAAGAAGAAAAAAAGAATGGAAACGGGAACGGTAATGGAAACGGCTCAAATGGCAATGGGCATTCTAGCAGTAACGGTGGCGGGAACGGCCACTCTAATGGGAGTGGTAATGGTGGTGCTGCGGGTAATGGGGGAGGAATGAGCGAAGCATATGATACTAAAAAAATTAAAAAGATCGTAAAGCAATTAAGAAAATCAACTAAAACTCATAAAGCACAGGCAGATTATCTTGAAAAGGTAAGCGAAGAAAGTAATCCAAGAATACCTAGAAAGAAAGGTCAACCTGCAAACTCTAAAAAACACTCTGATTTATATACTGATGAAAATCCTAAAGGAACTATTCATGGACTTGGTTTCAAGGACGTTGCTAAAGCAAAAGCGTCTGTCACAAAGATCAGGAATTCTTCTAGATCGCATGCTCATAAAATTCAAGCGGCTGTTGCTATGGAACAAAGGGCGAGAGAGATGGGTAAAACCTCTGAAGCAGCAGTCTACAGAAAGTATATAAACTCAATGAAGAAGAAAACTAAAAAAATGGATGAAGCAGCAAATCCTGCACAGCAAGCTGCAATTGCTATAAATATGAAGAAGAGAGGTAAAAAACCTAAAAGTATGAATGAGGGTTCACTACATAAGTGGTTCAAAGGATCTAAATCCAAAGACGGAAAAGGTGGTTGGGTTAATGTAGTCACAGGTGGAACTTGTGCAAGCGATGAACCTGGTGAAGGAACTCCTAAATGTGTTTCCTCTGCAAAACGTGCTAGTATGTCAAAGGCAGAAAGACTCTCTGCTGCACGTCGTAAGAAAAAAGCAGATCCTGGTCAACAAGCAAAAACTGGTGCTGCAAAACCAACATATGTATCAACTGATAGTCCAAGGAAGAAAAAAATGAAAGAAAATTATTTTAATTGGAGAGAAGATTTTCATAGAGATGAGTATGGTGATCCAGTTGGCGGACCAAAAATGTCTAAAAAACAAATGAAGAAGAATCTAGCAGCAAATACTCCTGATAAAGATCATACAACAGATACTGCTGAAGGTATGGCATATGGTCTCTATAAGGGAGATGGTAAACCCAAAGGTCAAATGGCAGCATTTGGAAAGAAGAAAAAAGAAAATCCTTATTCACTTAAAAATAAATTAAAAATGGTAATTAAAACTGTTGCTGAAAAAGAAAGATCAAAGGCAGGTGTGACTAGAGAAGAAGCAGAATATATTGATTTACCATTGCATGTTGAAATACCAGATACTGATAACAAGTTCAAACTAGGACTTATGTTCCGTGAAAGTTTGGATATTGATAAAGGTATGCTCTTCATATTTGAAGAAGTTGGTCAACATTCATTCCACATGAAAAATACCCGTATTCCATTAGACGTTGCTTTTGTAAAAGAAGATGGAACGATTGAAAGTATTAAAGAATTAGATCCATATACTACACTACCAGTGTCTTCTGATGGTGAAGTATTATTTGCAATTGAAGCAAATCGTGGTTGGTTTGCAGAAAATAATGTAGAAGTTGGTGATGAAATAGTATTAAGTGAAGTGAAAGACAAGAAAGGAAAAGGTAGTGGCAGTAAGGATGCTTGCTATCATAAAGTCAAGTCACGCTACTCTGTATGGCCAAGTGCATACGCATCTGGTGCTCTAGTTAAGTGTCGTAAAGTCGGTGCTGCAAACTGGGGAAACAGTCGCAAAGAGAGCGTAGATATAAATAATTCCGATGGTCAATTGATTGCAGATGTCACAGACATCGTAGGACCTAATGATCTCAAACCAGTTACCAATGAAAATGGTCAATGGGTGGGGACAAAACAAATCACCGAGGCAAAGAAGTGCTGGCCTGGTTACGAAAAAAAGGGCACGAAGATTATGTTCGGCAAGAGATATAATAATTGCGTTAAAAAAGAAGATTACTCCAATTGGAGAGAAGAATTAAATGTCACAGAAGCATCAGCCGCATGGCAACGAAAAGAAGGAAAGAACAAAGCAGGTGGACTTAACGAAAAAGGCAGAAAAAGTTACGAACGCCAAAATCCTGGATCTGACCTTAAAGCACCTAGCAAGAAAGTTGGAAACCCCCGCAGGGCATCATTTTGTGCTCGAATGAAGGGCATGAAGAAAAAACTAACAAGTTCAAAGACAGCAAATGATCCTGATTCAAGAATCAATAAGTCTTTGAGAAAGTGGAACTGCTAATAAGTCATGAATGATAATGTATACCTTGGCAACCCGAATTTAAAAAAAGCGAATACACAAATTGAGTTTACTCAAGAGAATATTGTTGAGTTCTTAAAGTGTAAAGAAGATCCTGTATATTTTGCAAAAAATTATATTAAGATAGTTTCTCTTGATGAGGGATTAGTTCCTTTTAATCTATACCCCTTCCAAGAAAAATTAGTTCAGAATTTTCATAGTAATAGATTTAATATATGTAAGATGCCTCGTCAGACTGGTAAGTCAACGACTGTGGTGTCTTATTTGCTTCATTATGCAGTTTTCAATGACAATGTAAACATTGGTATTCTTGCGAACAAGGCAAAGATTGCGATTGATCTATTAGGTAGATTACAGACAGCATATGAGAATCTTCCAAAGTGGATGCAACAAGGTATCATTGCATGGAATAAAGGATCATTAGAATTAGAAAACGGATCAAAAATATTAGCAGCATCTACATCTGCCTCTGCTGTTCGAGGTATGTCATTCAATATTCTATTCTTGGACGAATTTGCTTTCGTTCCGAATCATGTTGCAGATGACTTCTTTGCATCTGTATATCCTACAATTTCTTCTGGTACAAATACAAAAGTGATTATCGTATCTACACCTCGTGGTATGAATCACTTTTATCGTATGTGGCATGATGCAGA